GGCCCGTCACGCGGCGGCGCGCGAAATTGCGCTGGCGTTCGGCGTTCCACCAATGCTTCTCGGCATCCCGGGCGACAATACCTACGCCACCTACAAGGAAGCCAATCTTGCGTTCTGGCGGCTCACGGCGCTGCCGCTGGCGCAGAAGGCGGCCGGGGCGCTTGAGGGCTGGCTTGGGCGGCGCTGGCGCGATGCAGGACCGGCGCAGATCGGGCTTGATCTGGAAAGCATCGCCGCGCTCGGCGCGGAGCGCGAAGCTCTCTGGACGCGGATCGCGGGCGCTGAATTTCTGTCTACGGACGAAAAGCGGGCTCTTGTCGGCCTGGCGCCGATCGAGGCGCGGAACGCATGATGGACGCACGCATCACTGCCGCGCTCGCGTTTGCGATCACGGTGCAAACCGTGAGCGCGGTGCTCTGGGCGGGACGCGCCGCGCAGAGGCTTGAAACCGTGGAGCTGCGCGTTGCCGCGGTCGAACCGGACGCTGAACGCCTCGCAAGGCTCGAAACGCGCGTCGAAGACATCACCGCCCAACTCGACAGGATCGAGAGCAAGCTTGACCATCTGGAGCGGCGATGACGGCGAGAGCGCGCGACTTGCCGGCTCCGCTGGGCGGCTACGCTTCCGTCTTTGGCGTGCGCGATCTCGCGGGCGATGTGGTGCATGCCGGCGCCTTCCGCCGGACGATCGCCGGGCGCGGAGCGGTTCCGCTTCTCGTGCGCCACGATACGCGCCTTCGCGCCGGGCTGTGGCGGGAGTTGCGCGAGGACAGACGCGGCCTTTTCGTCCGTGGGGAGATTGATCCCGACGCCCCGGGCGCGGGCCTGGCGCTGACGCTTCTGCGTGCCGGCGTCGACGGACTTTCGATCGGGTTCACGCTCGTGCGCGGGCGGGCGAGACCCGAGGGCGGACGAGACCTTCTGGAAATAGCGCTTCTGGAGATCTCGCTCGTCGTGTCGCCGATGTGCCGCGAGGCCCGGCTTTTCAACGCCGCGCGAGTTTCCGCTTACCCACGAAAGCCTTGAAAGGAGTTGAGGTGACCCTCAAGAAAGAAACAAAAATGGCGCCGTCCAGGAACGGCGTCGACGCGCTCCTGCGCGCGTTTGAGAGCTTCAAAGAGGCCAATGATGCGCGTCTTGGCGCGATCGAGGCCGGGCGCGGCGACGTTCTGCTTGAAGAGAAAGTGGACCGGATTGAGCGATCGCTCCAGGAGCAAAAGGCCGCCATGGATCGCGTCGCTCTGGCTGCCCGCCGGCCCCAGCGCGCCGGCGGCGATCCGGTGCCGGATGAAAGGCTCTCGGCCTGGGGCGCCTATCTGCGCAAGGGCGACACGGCCGGTCTTGAGCACCTGGAAATGAAGGCGCTCAGCGTGGGAACCGCCGCGGACGGCGGCTATGTCGCCCCGCCCGAACTTGACCAGATGATCGAACGCAGGCTGACGGAAGTTTCGCCGATGCGCCAGATCGCAAGCGTGCGCATGACGGGCGCAAACGTCTTCAAGCGCACGGTCAGCACCACAGCCGCCGCCACCGGCTGGGCGGCAGAAACCGGCGAACGCGCCCAGGGTGCAACGCCCAACCTCGTCCAGATCGACTTTCCGACTGCGGAGCTGTTTGCAAATCTCGCCGCCACGCAAACACTTCTTGACGACGCCTATGTGAATATCGAGGACTGGATCGCCTCGGAGGTTGAGGAGGCCTTTTCGGCCCAGGAGCGGGCGGCTTTCGTCACCGGCAACGGCACGGCGCGCCCCAAGGGCTTTCTTGCCTACGAGAACGTCGCCGAAGCAAGCCATGCCTGGGGTCAGATCGGCTATCTGGCGACCGGCGCCTCGGGCGCGTTCCCGACCAACAACCCCGCCGACATCGTGATCGATCTCATCTACACCCCTCGCGCGCAGTTCCGCCAGAACGGGCGCTTTGTGATGAACCGAAAGACCCTCGCGACGGTCCGGAAACTGAAGGACAGCAATGACCAGTACATCTGGCGCGCGAGCGAAACCGACGGTTCCGCCTCGATTTTCGGTTATCCCGTCACCGAGATCGAGGACATGCCGGATATCGGCGCCAACTCGCTTTCCATCGCGTTCGGCGATTTTCAGCGCGGTTACCTGATCGTCGACCGCGCCGGCGTCCGCGTCCTTCGCGATCCGTATACGGCCAAACCCTACGTGCTCTTTTACGTGACAAAGCGTGTGGCCGGGGGCGTGCAGAATTTCGACGCGATCAAGCTCTTGAAGTTCGGCGCCAGCTGATGGTCGTGCGCACGCTTGAGTCGCCGGCGACGGAACCGGTATCTGTCGCCGAGCTCAAAACCCAACTGCGGATCGATCATGAAGCGGAGGATCAGCTGCTCGCGCGGCTGATCTCCGCGGCGCGCCAGGCGACGGAAGCCTACTGTGGACGCGCGCTGATCACGCGACGATTGGCAGAGACGTTCGATGCCTGGCCGCGCGGGCAGACCGTCGCGTTGTCCTGGACGCCGCTTGTGAGCGTCGGCTCCGTTTCGGTGTTTGGCGCTGGCGGTTTCGCGCCGCTGCCGGCGGAGGCTTATACCGTGATCCCGGACGATTTGGAGGGACGGCTCGTGGTTCGTCCGGGCGCGCCTGCGCCGGCGCGCAACGTCTGCGGGATCGAGATCGACTATCGCGCCGGGTTCGGGGCATCTGCGGGCGACACCCCGGCGGCGTTGCGCCAGGCCGTCCTTGTTGCCGCGGCGGCGCTCTATGAGCGGGGCGGAGCATCGGGGGCGGCGTTTCCCGATGAGGCGCGCGGGCTCGCACGCGCGTTCGTGCGGGCGCGGCGATGACGGCGCCCCTGGCATCGCGCTTGCGCGCGCGCCTCGTTCTGGAGTCGCCTGCGCCCTCGACGGACGATCTCGGCGGGGGCCCTGCGCAGTTTCTCCCTGCGGGGCATGTATTTGCAGAGATTGTCGCGCTGGATGACGGCGAGACGAGGACGTTCGCCGCAGTGGCGCCTGTTTCGCTTTATCGTTGCACGTTGCGTCGTCCCGCCGCTGTCCGCTCCGGCTGGCGGGTGCGATGGGGAGATCGTGTGTTCCGTGTGCGGAGCATGCGCGATGGGCGGCCGCCGGAGGGAATGGTTGAACTCACGATCGAGGAGGAGTTCCGGTGAGTGCATCACCCGAGCGCGCGCTCGTTGCGGCGTTGCGCGCAGCATTTCAGGCGTCCGCGACGGTGCGGACGCTGTTGGGCGATCCCGTCCGGGTTGCAGATGGTCCGGATGCGGGAGGAACGTTCCCGTTCCTCACGTTCGGCGACCACCGCGCAGAGGACGCCGGCGCAGCGATGGCAAGCGCGACGGCGCATGCGCTGAGCCTTCATGTCTGGTCTCGCTACGCCGGCAGGGCTGAGGCGCTGGAGCTGATCGCGGCGCTGCGGGGTGTGATCGAGGGCGGAGCGGTTGCGCCTGCGGGGCACCGCCTCGTGCTTTTGCATGTGGCGTATACGGATGTGTTCCGGGCGGCAGACGGGCGCACCATGCACGGCCTGCTCAGGCTGAAAGCGGTGACAGAACCTTCTTGACGAGAGAGAGGCAAACATGGCCGGCCAGCGCGGGCGCGATGTTCTGATCAAGGTCGGCGATGGCGCAACGCCGGAGACGTTTGCGACATTGGCCGGCATCCGGACAAGTTCTCTGGTGCTTTCGGCGGGGCCCATTGACGCGAGCGGTCCGGACAGTCCTGAGGGGTGGAGACAATTGTTCTCTGGGGCAGGTCTCAAGTCTGCAGTCATTGAGGGCGCGGGAGTGTTCAAGGACGCCGCATCCGATGAAACGGCGCGCCAGTTGTTTTTCTCCCAGGCTGTCCGCCGGTGGCGCCTGGCGGCCCCCGGCTTTGGCGTCTTCGAGGGGCCGTTTCTGATCACGCGACTTGAATATAGCGGGGCGCATGAAGACGAGGTGCGGTTCTCGATCGCGCTCGTGTCCGCGGGCGCAGTCGATTTTGATGCCGTGTGAAGCCATGTGCAATGCAGCGCGCGGGGAGGCGTGCACGACGCTGGGAGCGGCATGCGTCCGTCTGTGCCTCACGATGGCCGCGCTCGCCGAGCTTCTGAACGCGTTTGCCTGTACCGGCATTGGCGATCTCGCGCTTCGGCTTGAACGTCCGACTGCGAACGACCTTGCGCGCGTCCTTGAAGTGCTGAGCGCCGGCGCCGGTGCGCGGATCGGCGCGGCGCAGTGGCGCGTCTGGGGACCGCGTGCGGACCATGCGGCAGCGGCCGCTGAGGCGCTGACGCGGGCCTTCTCAGACTGAGGACGACATGCGCGATCACGTGGACTGGGCCGCGCTGTTGCGCGCCGCGCTGGCGATGGGCCTTCACCCGGAAGGCTTCTGGAAGCTCAGCGTGAGGGAATGGCGCATGCTCGCGCAAGCGCCAGACGTCTTGGAGAGAACGGAGCTTGAACGGCTGATGGCAAATGATCCGGACGAATTGACATGACAGACTATCACGACCACGACGCTGAGGCCGACAGGGTTGCGTCCGCCTATGAAGCTGCAGGCGCGCGAATTGCGGCTGCGTTGACCAAGGCGGCCCTCAGCGGGGAAGACTCCTTCCGAAGACTGGCCAAGACCGCGCTTGAAGAGCTGGCGCGAATAGCTTTGGCCCAGGCCAAATCCGAAGCGAAGGAGCGCCAGCGGGCGGGCGCACCCGATCCGCGCGTCGTGCTATCCGGATACGGATCAAACGTGAGTGCGTCGCCCTTTCCCCACGATGGTCAAATCGCTGCGGCGATTGCGCGCGCGGTGGTGTACGGGCGGAGAAACCTGTGACCGCGTTCCATGAAGCCGTTTTCCCGCTTCCGACGGGATTTGGCATGCGCGGCGGGCCGCAAAGGCGCACGGACATTGCAATGCTTGGCTCTGGTCGAGAGCAGCGGGTGAGCGCATGGTCGCAGGCGCGGCGTCGCTATGAAGTGGGCGGGGCGGTCCGCACGCTTGAAGAAGCCTACGCGCTTATCGCCTTCTTCGAGGCGCGCCTTGGCCGCCTGCATGGGTTTCGCTTTCGCGATCCGCTCGACTGGCGGTCGGGCCCGGTGCACGCGCCGGTTCAGCCGACGGATCAGGCGCTCGGAACCGGCGACGGTGTTCGGACGTCTTTTGCCCTCGTCAAGCGATATGATCCGGGCGCGGTTTATCCGCCTCGTCGCATTCGCAAACCGCTCGCCGGCACCGTGCGCGCGGCTGTCGCGGGTCTGGAAGCGCCGCAGTCGGCCTACGCCGTCGATCCGGTGGACGGTTTGATCACCTTTGTCGCAGCGCCTGCGGCAGGCGCGGCGGTGACGGCCGGTTTCGAATTCGACACGCCGGTGCGTTTCGACACGGACAGCCTTGACCTGGAATTCGAGGCGATCGGCGTGGTGCGGCCTGGATCGGTTCCGCTTGTGGAAATTCTTGCCTGATGCGCGCGATTCCTCCTGAACTCGCAGCCGACTTGACCGGCGAGGCGTTGACGCTGGCGCACGCCTGGATTGTTGTGCGTACGGACGGTCAGACCTATGGATATACTGATCACGACAGGGACGCCACGATCGCCGGCGTGCTTTGCCGGGCGGGCGAGGGGCTCTTGGCCGGCGCGGTGGAGAATGCCGCCGCCCTTAACGTGGACACCAGCGCCGTGGAGGGGGCGCTTTCTTCGGAAAGCCTGACAGAGACCGATCTCTCTGCAGGCCTCTGGGATGACGCTCAAGTCGAGCTCTGGCGCTTCAACTGGATGGCTCCGGCGCGGGCCGTGAGGTTGTGGTCGGGCTGGATCGGCGAGGTGCGCCGCGGCCCGCTTGCGTTTACGGCGGAGTTGCGCGGCCTGCAGGCGCGCCTGAACACACCGATGGGGCGCGTCTATTCGAGGTTCTGCGACGCCGAATTTGGAGATCAACGCTGCGGCGTCGCGCTTGGCGGATGGACCGGTGCAGGCGTGGTGACGGCGCGCTTGGACCCGCGCCTGGTCGAGGCGTCGGGGCTCGAAACGTTTGCAGGCGGCGTTTTCTCCCGTGGTCGGATCATATCCGGCGATGGCCGGCGCGTGGCGGTGCTGGCGCACGAGCAGGCCGGCGCGATTGCGCGGCTTGTTCTTTTTGAGCCTGCGCCGTCGTGGCTTGCGATCGGCGCGGCGTTCACCGTCGTCGCCGGCTGCGACAAGCGGTTCGCCACGTGCAAGGACCGATACGCAAACAGCCAAAATTTTCGGGGGTTTCCGCATCTGCCAGGCAATGACGCCGTGCAGGCCGGCCCTTCCGCCGCCCAGCCGATGGACGGAAGTTCGCGATGGCGCTAGCCCAACTCTCCCGCACCCGGATCATTGCGGAAGCGCGCGCGTGGTTGGGCACGCCCTACCAGCATCAGGCCAGCGCGATGGGCGCAGGGTGCGATTGTCTCGGACTGGTGCGAGGGGTTTGGCGCGGGGTAATTGGTCCGGAGCCGGAAGGCCTGCCGCCCTACACGCCCGATTGGGCAGAGCGATCCGGTGAGGAGTTGCTTCTTGAGGCCGCACGCCGGCGGCTGCAACCCGTGGCGCTCGAGGCGGCCTGCCCGGGCGACGTCATCCTGTTTCGCATGGCGCCCGAGGCGACAATGAAGCATGCGGCGATCTTGAGCAACAACGCCACTTTGGTTCACGCCTATTGGGGGCGGTCGGTTTTGGAAAGCCGCTATTCGCCCTGGTGGAAAGCGCGGGCGGCGGCGGCGTTCGCTTTCCCAGGAGCCTTACCATGGCCGAGCTGATCCTCTCAGCGGCAGGCGCTTCGCTTGGGCGCGCCATCGTTCCCCAGGGGCTGAAAGCGGTCGGAGCGATGGTGGGGCGCACACTCGGGGCTTATGTCGGCGGACGGATCGATGACGCGATATTTTCTGAGCCCTCGCGCATCGCAGGTCCGCGCCTCTCGGACCTCCAGATCCAGACGTCCAGCGAAAGCGCGGGCGTGCCGCTCATTTATGGGCGCCTACGCACGACAGGGCAGGTGATCTGGGCGGCGCGCTTCAAGGAGCGGGAGGAAACCGAAGACGTTGGCGGCGGCAAGGGCGGACCGGCCGCGACCGCGACGCGCTACCGCTACTCGCTTTCCTTCGCGGTGGGGCTTTGTGAGGGCGAAATTTCCGGGATTGGACGGGTTTGGGCCAATGGCGCGCCATTCGATCTTGGCGCCGTCGCCTGTCGCGTGCACCGCGGCGGCCCCTCCCAGGCGCCCGATCCGTTGATTGAGGCGATCGAGGGCCTCGGGTCCGCGCCGGCCTATCGCGACCTTGCCTATGTCGTGTTTGAGGATCTGCCGCTGGAGGACTTTGGAAACACGGTTCCGCAATTGTCGTTCGAAATCGTTCGTCCGGCTCCGGCGCGCGGACCAAGGCCGCGGCTTGAGGACCTGGCCAAAGGCGTGTGCCTCATTCCAGGAGCGGGCGAATTTGCATACGCGACCGCGCAGGTGAAGCGCGTGCTTGGCCCCGGGCGGGAGGCGAGTGAAAACAGCCACGGCGCAGCCGGGACATCGAATTTCACGGCCGCGATCGAGCAGTTGGAAACCGACCTTCCCAATTGCCGCAGCGTGATGCTGGTGGTGGGCTGGTTCGGCGACGATTTGCGCTGTGGAACCTGCGCCATCCGTCCGTGTGTGGAGATCGCGGAGAAAACCACAACGCCGATGGTCTGGCGGGTTGCGGGCGTTGAACGCGCCACAGCCCGGGTTGTTTCGCAGATCGAAGGCGAACCTGCCTATGGCGGCAGCCCCAGCGACGACAGCGTCATCCAGGCGATCACCGCCTTGAAGGCGCGGGGCTTTAAGGTCGGTCTTTATCCGTTCCTGTTTATGGATATTCCGCCCACGAACAATCTGCCCGATCCCTATGGCGGCGCGGCGCAGGCGGCTTTTGCGTGGCGGGGACGCATCACGGGCTCGATCGCACCCGGTCGTCCGGGAACGGTGGATCTGACGCCGGCGGCGGGCGATCAGATTGCAGCCTTCTTCGGGACTGCGGCCGCCTCAGACTTTACTGTCGACTGGCGCGGCGTCACTTATTCCGGGCCCGCGGAATGGTCGTTCAGGCGTTTTATTTTGCACTACGCCGCGATCGCGGAGGCTGCTGGCGGGGTCGACGCTTTCGTGATCGGCTCGGAACTCAAGGCGCTGACGACGTTGCGCGCGGCGCCCGGCATCTATCCTGCGGTGACCGCGCTGAAGGCGCTCGCCGCGGAGGCGCGCGCGCGGCTGCCTGGCGCGAAGCTCACTTACGCCGCCGACTGGAGCGAGTATTTCGGCCATCAGCCTGCGGACGGAACCGGAGAAGTGCGGTATCACCTCGATCCGCTTTGGGCTGACGCCAATATCGATGTCGTCGGCGTGGACTGGTATCCGCCGCTCTCGGACTGGCGCGACGGGGACAACCATCTGGACGCCGCCCTCGCGCGCGATGCGTGGGATCCGGACTATCTGCAGGGGCGGATCGAGGCGGGCGAAGCCTATGACTGGTTCTACCCGGACGCCGCCGCCCGCAGCGCGCAGGCGCGCGCGCCAATCACCGATGGGGCCCATGGAGAACCTTGGATTTATCGCGCCAAGGATTTGCGGAACTGGTGGGCCAATGCGCACCATGATCGACCCGGCGGGATTCGCTCGCCCACGCCCACGCCCTGGCAGGCGCGATCAAAGCCAATCTGGATCGTGGAGCTTGGCGCGCCGGCCGTCGACAAGGGCGCCAACGCGCCCAATCTCTTTATCGACCCCAAGAGCGCCGAGAGCGCACTCCCGCCGTTCTCCAGCGGCGCGCGTGACGACATTATCCAGAGACGCACATTGGAAGCCTATCTGCGCCATTGGGCGCCGGGCGGCCCCGGCAACCCGGCTTCTCCCGTCTATGGCGACGGCATGATTGATCCGGACGGCGTCTTTCTTTGGGCATGGGACGCGCGTCCGTTTCCGGCGTTTCCGGGCCGGGCCGATGTGTGGGCCGACAGCGCCAACTGGCGTCGCGGGCATTGGCTTTCCGGGCGAACGGGGCTTGGCGATCTCGCGGATGTGGCGACCGATCTCTGTCGGCGCGCGGGGCTCCATGCGGTGGACGCGGATGCGCTCTCCGGCGTCGTTTCGGGGTTTGCGATCGAGCCGCCGTTCACGGCCCGCGCAGCGCTGGAGCCGCTGCTGGCGGTGCATGATGCGGCAGGCGTGGAAAGCGGGGGAAAGCTCGTCTTCCGCAATCTTGGCGTCGGCGCGGCGACTGCAATCACGACAAATGATCTTGTCACGGACGAAGACGCCGGCCGCGAACGGGTGCGCAGCGACGCCGCGGAAGCTCCGCGCGAGACGCGGCTGCGTTATCTCGACGTCGAGCGGGATTGGCGGGTGGCGTCCATTTCGGCGATGCGGCGGGATGCGGCGGGAACCGGCGTGTTGGAGGCGGCGGCGCCCCTGGCGCTTGATCCGGACCAGGCTCAAAACATCGTCGACAGGCTGCACGCCCGGCTTGGCGCCCAACGCGAACGGATGACGATTTCCCTGAGCCAGGCGCATCTGCACGTCGAGCCGGGCGACCGGATCCGACTGGACGCGGATGGCGTCGTCGTCGACTATCGGGTGCTCGAGGCGCGCGAAGGCCGGGTCCGGACATTATCGCTTGCGCGCGACTTCGGCGGCGGACCGCCGCTTCTGGCGGCGGGCGCGCCCTCGATAGAGCCCGTCCGGACGCCGGCGGCGGCGCTTCTGCTGGCGCTCGATCTGCCGCCCATGCCCGGCCGGGAAGACGATGGCCGGCCGCTCGCCGCGGTCTACGCCGATCCGTGGCGCGGGGCGGAGTTGTTCGCCGGGGAAACCGCCCTGGCGCTGCGCCCGGTTGGCCAGGCCTTGAGCCGGGCGGCGTTCGGCGTTCTGGAGTGGGCGCTTTATCCCGGCCAGGTCGGGCGCTGGGACGACGCGGCCCGAGTGCGGGTTCGGCTTCATCACGGCGCGCTCGAGAGCGTTTCATCACGCGCTGTTCTGGACGGGGCGAACGCGTTCGCTGTGCTGCATCCGGAAGGCGCGCTGGAAGTCCTGCAGGCGCGCCAGGCGGTGCTGGCGGGGCCGGGGATCTATGACCTTTCGGGCCTGCTGCGCGGCCTGCAGGGCACAGAGGACGCTGCAGCCGAGATCGCTCCCGCAGGTTCGGCGATCGTGCGACTTGACGCGCGCTTGGCGCCGCTCGCGCTCGCGCCGCGGGAAGTGGGCGCAACGCTGGTGCTGCGGACGGCGCCGCTGGGACGCGCTGCGGCTGATCCCGCGGCAAGCGAGATCTCCTTCGCCTGGCGCAATCGCCATGCCCGCCCGTTCGCGCCGTGCCGGTTCCGCGCTGCGCGCCTCGTCAACGGGGACGTGGCGTTTTCCTGGATCCGCCGCGCGCGGCTGGGCGGCGATCCGTGGGGACCGGCCGAACCTCCGCTCGGCGCTGAGCAAGAGGCTTACCGGCTGGAAATTCTGAATGCCGGTGCAGTCGTGCGGGCTTTCGAGGTTGCAACCCCGGGCGCCCTCTACCATCTCGCCGACCAGACGGCGGACTTCGCCGGCCCGCCCGCGCTCCTCGCGGCGCGCGTCGCCCAGCTTGCCGAAGCCTACGGCGCCGGCGGGTTTCGAGAATCGACGTTCGTGCTGTAAGAGATTGGGCTTGCGGTCGGCGGGTGTCGTCGCAACGGCCGGAGGCGGCGAGCAAACGTGTGAGTTGGGACCCCTATTCGACGCTGGGCGTCAGCCGGACTGCCAGCGCCGATGACATCCGGAAAGCCTATCGCACGCTCGCCAAAGAGCTGCACCCCGATGTGCGCCCGAATGACAAAAGCGCCGAGGATCGGTTCAAGCGGGCGACCGCCGCCTTCAACCTCCTGAGCGACCCGGCGCTGAAGGCGCGCTTTGATCGCGGCGAGATTGACGCGGACGGCAATGAGCGCGTGAGCGCGTTCCGCACCCATAGCGCGCGCTCCGGGCCCTACCCTGCCGGGGGCGGCGCCCAGCCGGGGGGGGGCGACACCGTCTTTGACTTCGGCGACATCTTCTCCGACCTTTTCGGCGCCAATGCGGGCTCCCGCGGCGGGTTTGGGCGGATGCGGGGGCGGGACCTTCGTTTCTCCCTTGAAGTCGAGTTTGTCGACGCGATTGTCGGCGCGCGCCGGCGGGTTCAGCTCGCCGAGGGGCGCACGCTCGACGTCACAGTGCCGGCGGGCGTCGAGACCGGGCAGGTGCTGCGCCTGAAGTCGCAGGGCGGGCCCGGGGTGCAGGGCGGCCCGCCAGGCGATGCGCTGGTTGAGCTGTCGGTCAAGGCCCACCCCCATTTTCGCCGCGACGGCGACAATGTCCTGATCGATCTGCCGATATCGCTCACCGAAGCGGTGGAGGGCGCCCGCGTCCAGGCGCCGACGCCGACCGGGCCGGTGGCGCTGACTGTTCCGCCCGGGGCGAACTCCGGCATGCTCTTGCGCCTCAAGGGCAAGGGCGTGGCCGGACGCGGCGATCAGCTCGTCAAGTTGATTGTCATGTTGCCGGAGCCGGCCGATGAGGACTTGAAAAAATTCATCAAGAAGTGGCCGGCGCGGGAACGCAAGCCGCCCAGGCCAGGCGGGTGAGCCAGCCCGGCGCATCGGCAATTGCAGTCCGAATGCAGACATTCAGGGGACATTCAGCGCCTTATGCCTATTCTTCCGGCCCATGATGATCCGGAACGGCATACTCTTTGCGGCGCTCTTGGCGGCGGGGCTCCCGGCGGGGGAGGCGCACGCCCAGCGCTGGCGCATGGACCTTTCGCAACAGCTTGACGCCCAGCGCGGCCAGGAAGAGCTTTCCGGCGAAGCCCTGGTGCGGGCCATCCGCAGCCAGATCGAGGGCAAGCTGCTCGATATTCTTGGCCGCCAGGAGCGCGGCGATAGGGCCATCTATCTCATCCGCTGGATGATGCCGGACGGCGAAATCCGCACCCTTGAAGTCGACGCCCGTACTGGGCGCATTGTCGGGTAGGGGGTTCGCGATGCGCATCCTAGTCGTGGAAGACAACCCCGATCTCCGCAATCAGCTGGGCCGGCTCCTGGGCGCCGCCGGCTATGCGGTGGACCTCGCCGGCAATGGCGAGGACGGGCTCTTTCTTGGCGAGACGGAACCTTACGACGCCGTGGTGCTCGATCTGGGGCTTCCCAAAATGGACGGTATCCAGGTGCTGAAAGCCTGGCGCGCCAGAGGCAAGACGATGCCGGTGCTGATCCTCACCGCGCGCGACCGCTGGAGCGAAAAGGTCGACGGTTTTGACGCTGGCGCCGACGACTATGTCGGCAAGCCCTTCAACCATGACGAACTGCTGGCCCGCCTGCGCGCGCTGCTGCGCCGCGCCGCCGGCCACGCCACCGCCGCCATCGAGTGCGGCGACCTGCGTGTCGACACCCGCGCCGCCCGAGCCAGCGTGGCCGGGGAGCTGATCAAGCTCACCTCCCACGAGTACAAGGTGCTGGCCTACCTGATGCACCATCGCGGCCGCGTGGTGCCTCGCTCGGAGCTGATCGAGCACATCTACGATCAGGATTTCGACCGCGACAGCAACACCATCGAAGTGTTCATCGGGCGCCTGCGCAAAAAAATCGGCCAGGATCGCATCGTCACCGAACGCGGCCTCGGCTACCGCTTGATCGATCCCGCCGATCCCAATGGCGGGTGAGGTCTGTCCTCAACACTCGCTCCATGCGCCCGCCTGAGGCGTTAAGCATACCCGCGACGCCGGTACAGCTCTGAGAGCGGCCGGCTGCACGGTCTGGTGGGAGGATGATCTCACCCCCCACAACACCTCGCATACCGAGATCGAGCGCGAAATCGCCGCCGCCTGCGTCGACATGCCCGTCCCGGCTTCCGCGAGCAGGCGACACGATCGGCCAGGGGCATTCGTGACCTTTGGAGCGCGGTCGACCCTGTCGCGCTCCCATCTCTGCCCCTCATCCTTAGGTATACCTTTCTCTTATTGTCGCGCAGAGCGCAAAGCGGATCGCGCGGGGACGTCTCACGCGTTGCCATTGCGGGGGCCGGCGCGGCGCGCCTATCATCGCGCAGAAAGTTCTAGGGAAGGAAAAACCACGATGATCGGTTTGGTTGTGACGCTCAAGATCAAGGACGGCATGCAGGCCCAGTTCGAGGCCGCGATGGCCGAGTTGATCGCCCAGGTGCGCGCCCATGAGCCCGGCACGCTCGCCTATGTCATGACGCGCAAGCAGGGCTCGACCACCGAATACGTCATGATGGAGCAATACGCCTCCGAAGCCGCGATCAAGGCGCATGAGGGCGCGGCGCATTTCCAGGCAGCGCTGCCGAAGCTCGGGCCCTGCCTCGACGGTGCGCCCCACACGCTGAAGCTTGACATCGTCATCTGAGCGGGGCCTGCCTCATGTCTCTCCCCGCTGAAGACCTCGCCTTCCGCGACGAGGTGCGCGCGTTCATCCTCCACGCCTTCGACGCCGAACTGAAAGCGATGATGGCGCAATCGAAGAATGGCTATCTCGACAAGGAAGGGCAGATCCGCTGGCAGAAGGCGCTTCATGAGCGCGGCTGGGCTGCCCCGGATTGGCCAGTGGAGCATGGCGGTCCCGGCTGGACGGCGCGCCAAAGGCTGATTTTCCAGATTGAGACGTCCGCAGCCGGGTGTCCCATCGTGTCGCCCATGGGCCTAAAAATGGTCGCGCCGGTGATCATGGCGTTTGGCACGCCGGCGCAGAAGGCGCAGTTCCTGCCGCCAATCCTGGCGTCCGACATCTGGTGGTGCCAGGGCTATTCCGAGCCCGGTTCCGGCTCTGATCTCGCCTCGCTGCAAATGAAGGCCGTCCGCGACGGGGACGACTATATCCTTAACGGCACAAAAATATGGACGACGCACGCCCAGTGGGCGGACTGGATCTTCTGCCTCGTGCGGACCAGTCAGGAAAAACGGCCGCAGGACGGGATTTCCTTTCTCTTGGTCGATATGCGGACGCCCGGCATCACTGTGCAGGCGCTGCCCACGCTGGACGGGCCTATGGCTGGACAGCAAGAGATCAACCAGGTCTTTTTTGACAATGTGCGCGCGCCCGTCGCCCATCGGATTGGCGAGGAGGGCAAGGGCTGGACCTATGCCAAGTATCTTCTGGAGTTCGAGCGAGGCAACGCTTACGCCCCAGGGCTCAAGGCGATGCTCGCCAAAGTGAAGCGGATTGCTGCGCTCGAGAGCGCGGGCGCAGAGCCGTTGCTGCGCGATGAGGATTTCCGTCGCAAGATCGCCCAGCTGGAGATCCAGATCGACGCGCTCGACGCCGCCGAGCAGCGCATCTTCAACGCTGCGGGTGCGGGCCAGTCCGTCGGCGCAGCCTCCTCGATGCTGAAATGTACCGGCTCGGAGGCCCAACAGGCGATCACAGAACTGACCCTCGAAGCCGTCGGCGCCTATGCGCAGCCCTTCGTCCAGGATACCTGGGCCGACATCAAAGGTCGCTCCAACGCGCCCCGGCCCGGGCCGGACTATGCAGGCCCCGCAGCGCCGGCCTATTTCAACTATCGCAAGGCCTCGATCTACGCCGGCTCCAACGAGATCCAGCGCAACATCATGGCCAAGTTCGTCCTGGGACTTTGACGAAGGGCTTTCCGATGCAGGGCTGGCGTTCACTCCTGGCGGGCGTTGCCGCGCTGGGCCTGTTTGGCTGCGCGACGGCGCCTGAGCCATCGCCGGCGCCGCCTGCGGGCCTCGCCGCGCCGGTCTGGCCGCACGAGACGGCCGATCTCGCGCCCGATCCGGCCGCCCGCTTCGGCATGCTGGACAACGGCATGCGCTACCAGATCCAGCGCAACACCCAACCAGCGGGCGTTGCCGCCTTTCGCCTGAGGATTGCTGCGGGCTCTCTGCAGGAGGAAGACGATCAGGAGGGCTTCGCCCATTTCCTTGAACACATGGCCTTCAACGGCTCCAAGAACGTTCCCGAAGGCGAGATGATCAAGCTTCTCGAGCGTCAGGGCCTCGCGTTCGGGCCGGACACCAACGCCTATACCTCGTTCGGCGAAACGGTCTACCAGCTTGATCTTCCCGATACGGATCAAGACACGCTCGATACAGCGTTTCTGCTGCTGCGCGAAATAGGGGATCGTCTTACATTGGCCCAGGACGCGATCGAGCGGGAGAAGGGCGTAATCCTAGCCGAAGAGCGCGCCCGCGACACGCCGGAGTCGCGCATTTTTGAGCGCCGGTTCGGCTTCTGGCTGAAGGATCAGCGGCTGCCGACGCGCTACCCGATCGGCAAAGTGGAGGACATCAAGGGCGCGACGGCGGCGCGCATGCGCGCCTTCTATGAAGCCTATTATCGCCCCGAACGGTCCTTTCTCGCCATTGTGGGCGATATCGATCCCGAGGCGATCGAGGCGCGGATCAAGGCGAGTTTTGGCGATTGGCGTGCGGAAGGTTCCGATCCCGCTGATCCGGGTCTGGGCGCAGTTGCCGCGCGCAGCGCGGAGGCTGATCTGATTGTGGAGCCCAAGGGGCCGACGACGCTCACCGTCGCATGGACCTCGCCACCCGATCGACGCCCGGACCTGCGGGCCGCGCGCGCGGAAGAAACCCGCCGGGCCGTCGCCCTGGCGGTGATCAATCGGCGCCTGGAGCGTATTGCGCGCGGCGCGGACGCCCCGTTCATCGCC